TGAAAGGACCTGTTCGTATATGGCTATAAACTGTTCCTTCTGGTCGATCACCTGATTGGCGGCCCGGAGGAACAGTTCTTTTATTTCATCCTCGGTGAGTGTCGGTGTGGCACATTTCTGACCGTCGAACTTGTGGTTGCACTGCCAGATGACCTTCCGGTAGGCGTCGTTGCTGTGCCAGACCTTCGGACCGTACCAGCTGCCGCAGTCTCCGCACTTGACCTTGCTGGAGAAAATACTGACCGAGCTCTTGCGGTTCCGGCCCTTTTTGCGGGTGGCCATCAGGGTCTGCACCATCTCGAAGGTCTCCGGATCGATAATGGCTTCGTGGTTGTCCTTGACATAGTACTGCGGGATTTCGCCCTCGTTGGCCTTTTTCTTCTTGGTCAGGAAGTCGACCGTGAAGGACTTTTGCAGCAGCGCATCGCCCTTGTACTTTTCGTTTGTGAGGATGCTCTTGATGTTGCTGGGATTCCAGTGGTCCTTGCCGCCGGGTGAAGGAATGCCTTCTTCGGTCAGCGTCCGGGCAATCTGGAACGGCGACTGACCTTGTAGGAACATCCCGTAGATGCGTTTGACCAGCTTGGCTTGCTCCGGGTTTACCACGAGATTGTGGTCCGGTCCCATGTCGTAGCCCAGAAACCGCTTGAATGGAACTGTGACCTTGCCGTCTGCAAACCGTTTCCGCTGACCCCATGTGCAGTTCTCGGAAATGGATCTGGACTCCTCCTGTGCCAGCGAGGACATGATCGTGAGCAGCAGCTCGCCCTTGCCATCGAAGGTCCAGATGTTTTCTTTCTCAAAATAGCACTCTACGTTGTGTTCCTTCAGGGAGCGGATGGTGGTAAGGCTGTCAACCGTGTTTCTGGCAAAACGGCTGACCGACTTTGTGATGATCAGGTCGATCTTCCCGGCGAGGGCGTCGGCCACCATACTTTTGAAGCCCTCACGCTTTTTGGTGTTCGTCCCGGTGATGCCCTCGTCGGTATAGACACCGGCGAACTCCCAATCGTCCCGTCCTTGGATGTAGTTGGTGTTGTAATCGACCTGCGCCTCGTAGCTGGTCAGCTGTTCTTCGTTGTCTGTGCTGACACGAGCGTAGGCCGCCACACGTCGCTTCTTGGTGCTGTTGATCGGTGCCGCCGTGAAGCGTGACAGCGTCGCCGGTATCGTAGTTACGGATTTGGCCATTTCTTTTCGCTCCTTATTTTCTTGATTCTCTCACTCATTGCCTCCCTGCGCTCATCTGTCCAAGCGGCCTTCATGGATTCTCTGGCTTTTTCTCGCCGTTCCTCGGTCCAAGGGGTACCATGCCGCTTATCCAAGAACTCTCTGGATTCGGTGTGGCCGTCACGAAAATGGAATGTAACCGTATGGTCGAGGATCGTGGCGTTTTCAATCTGGGCGTCCATCGCAGCCTCGTCGAACTCGTCAAGACCGAGGACGTCGCTCACCAGCCGCTTCATAGTCTCGTCCCGGATACCGGGATTGTGGCACTGATCCTTTGGACCGGTGCAGTACCAAGACCGTGTCGGGGTGCCGTCCTTGCGCTTTCCGGATTGGCAGCGGTAATTGGCACCGCATAAGCCGCACTTGATGAAGCCGGTGAACTCGTAGAAAAGGTGCTTGTTGGGATTGGTGTCCTTGCGCTTGTGTCGTTCTCCCCAGAGCTTTCTGCGCTCGTCCGTCCACCAGTCGGTCTTGGCGGTAGACTGCCATTTGGTCGTGACCTCGTGGCCGTCGTAGAAGCGGAAGGTCAAGGTGTCGTCTCCGATGACGATGACCTCCTCGATCTGCTGGCTGAAAGCGTCCTCATGAAATTCTGCAAGGCCCAACACCTCGGCAGTGGTATTCTGGAGCATCTTCTCCGGTATGTTTTTTGAGGGGCAAGCCGACGCACCTTTCTGGCTTTTCGTCTGGCAGGTCCAGATGTAGTAAACCTCACCGGCGGTATTTCGCTTTCCGCTGTGGCGGTAGTGCTTGCCGCAGCAGCCGCAGGTGATCTTGGTGGAGAAAGCTGAGAGCTTCAGCGACTTGTTTCCGAAGGGGCCAAGGTCCCGTCTGCGCTTGAACTCGGCTTGTACCGCTTGCCATTCGTCCATCGGGATGATAGCTTCGTGAGTGTCCTCGACGAAGTACTGTGGAAGCTCGCCGTAATTCTTTCTGCGGTGTTTGGTGATGGGGTCTTCGCAGTATTCCTTCTGGAAAAGCATGTTCCCGGTGTAGGTGATGTTTGTCAGGATGACCTTCACATTGGAGTCCACCCACGGCTTTCCTTGCCGGGTATAAATGCCTCGGTCCATCAAGGCCCTGCCAATCTCAATCCGGGATGCGCCTTTCATGTACTCGGCATACATCCAGCGGATAATCTCAGCTTCCTCCGGTACGATGACCAGCTTGTCGTCCTGCCACTCATACCCGAAAATGCTGAACTTGCCGTTGGGAATGCCTTGCTTGAACCGCTTGATCGTACCCCATTTGACGTTTTCTGAAATGCTGCGGCTTTCTTCCTGTGCGAAGGAAGCAAGGATGGAAAGCATCAGTTCTCCGTCGCCGCTCAAGGAATTGATGTTTTCCTTCTCGAAGCGCACCTCAATGCCGAGGTCCTTCAGGTGCCGGACCGTGTTCAGAAGATCCACGGTGTTCCTCGCAAACCGCTGGATCGACTTGGTGAGGATGATGTCGATGTTTCCGGCTTCACACTCAGCCAGCATGCGATTGAACTCTTCACGCTTTTTGGTGCCGGTGCCGGAGATCCCGTAATCTGCAAAAACGCCAGCGTATTCCCATTCGGGGTTCTTTTGAATCAGTGCGCTGTAATAGCTCACCTGTGCAGAAAGCGAGTGCTGCATCCGCTCGGATTTCATCGACACTCTGGCGTAGGCAGCGACTCGCTTTCTTGTTTTTAGAACCGGCAGTTTTCGCTCGATTTTCTCTACTGTTTTCAATGAAATCCCTCCTTCCGGTAGTGTCTATATATCACTCTAAAAGGCCGGAATATCAAGCGTTTTCGGATAATAATGTACCCAAATATGGCCGGTATTTTTCGAGCAGAATTGTATCAATTTCAGCGTATTCCTCCTCGGTGATCAGGCCCTTTTCGAGCATGGATTTCGCCATTGAAATCGCTGCGTGGTAAAGCATATCGTTGTGAAGCTCCTCCTTGCTCATCAGGCATCACCGCCTTTGAACCGGGCTGCAATATAGCAGCCGTGTGAGCAGTATTAGGGTAGGGGGGTCTAAATCTCTACCGCTTTTTACCCCGGAAACGGGCGTGGGCCTTCGCGTGCAAATTCGCGTAAGTTTTTGAGGGAATAGCCCCTGCCCGACAAAGGAGGTGTGAAACATGGGACAGCGAGGACCGAAACCCGGTAGCGGTGGTAGGCCAAAGAAGCCTATTGCTGAGAAGATTGCTGCCGGTAATCCGGGAAAAAGAAAACTAACCGTCATAGACTTTGACAGCAAGGCGGCAAGCCTTGACGGAGAAGCGATGCCAAAGCCGTCTGAATTTCTGTCTGCGCCACAGAAGGACGGAACGCAGCTTTGTGCTGTGGAAATATACGAAGCAACATGGAAGTGGCTGAATGACCGAGGTTGTTCTCACCTTGTCTCCCCGCAGATGATCGAGCGCTACGCGATGGCCTCTGCAAGGTGGATTCAATGCGAGGCAGCAACTTCCGAGTTTGGCTTTTTAGCTAAACACCCGACTACCGGCGCAGCCATTCAGTCACCCTATGTCGCTATCGCAGATAAATATATGACGCAGTCGAACCGCATCTGGGGAGAGATTTTCCAGATCGTTCGGGAGAATTGCATGACGGAATACGGCGGCATCTCTCCGCAGGATGATGTTATGGAGCGGCTTTTAACCGCTCGGAAAGGAAACTGAAATGTATGAAAAAGTAAACCCGGCGCATCCCGACAAGGTGGCCGACCGAATTGCCGGTGCCCTTGTCGATCTTGCGTATCAAAAGGATATAAATCCGAAAATAGCCGTGGAGGTCCTAATTGGCCACGGTGTCTGCCACATCATCGCAGAGACTTCCGTCCACATTACGGATGATGAAGCCGCCGCAATCGTTCGCCGTATTGCCGGTGATCGCATTTTGTCGGATTATGTCGAAGTCCCGCAGGATAAACATCTGGCGGACAATCAGGCTGGCAGCATACGATGCGGCGACAACGGCATCTTCAAAGGTATGCCGGTAACAGCGGAACAGAAAGCTCTGGCAGCTATTGCAAAACAAATATATGAAACCTACGGCAATGACGGCAAGTACATTCTTGATGAGGCCCGCCTGATCATCTGCCAGAGCAACGCCAAGACCTATCATCTGCGCGAGACCTATCCGGGAGCCGAAATCAATCCGCTCGGTGATTGGACCGGAGGCACAGATGTTGATACCGGCGCTGTTAACCGGAAGCTCGGTTCTGATATGGGCGACTCCGTAACAGGCGGTGGTTTACACGGCAAGGACCTCTCCAAGGCCGACGTCAGCGTCAACATTTACGCATGGCTCAAGGCGCAGGAAACCGGAGCACCGGTCGAACTTGTCTGCGCCATCGGTGATGTTGTCGTTGACGGTATTCCATACGAGAGAATCGTAGAAACAGCGAGAGCTTTCATTGAACGCATCGGCGGCTTTGAAAGATTCGCTGAGTGGGGATTGATATGTTAATAGAGAAAAAGAAAGTCACCGACCTCATCCCTGCGGAATATAACCCGCGTAAGGATTTGAAGCCCGGTGACCCTGAATATGAAAAGCTGAAACGCTCCATTGAACAGTTCGGCTATGTGGAGCCCGTTATCTGGAATCAGGCGACCGGTCGCGTAGTCGGCGGGCATCAGCGCCTGAAGGTACTGATCGACATGGGCATCGATGAGGTTGAATGCGTCGTTGTGGATCTTTCCGAAGAAAAGGAAAAAGCCCTCAACGTTGCGCTCAACAAGATCTCCGGCGATTGGGATAAAGACAAGCTGGCCCTGCTCATTGCCGATCTGCAGGGAGCGGATTTTGATGTATCCCTCACCGGCTTTGAGCCCGCCGAGCTGGATGACCTGTTTAAGGACAGCCTGAAGGACGGCATTCACGATGATGATTTTGATGTGGAGGAAGAACTGAAAAAGCCAGCCATCACAAAGTTCGGTGATGTATGGACGCTGGGCCGCCATCGTCTGGTATGCGGCGACTCCACCAAGGCAGATACCTTCGAACTTCTGATGGCCGGAGCCAAGGCAAATCTCGTGGTGACGGACCCGCCATACAATGTGAACTACGAAGGCAGCGCCGGTAAGATCAAAAACGATAACATGGCCAACGACGCCTTTTATCAATTCCTGCTCGACGCTTTCACGCTCACGGAAAAGGCTATGGCTGACGATGCTTCCATTTACGTGTTCCATGCGGACACCGAAGGATTGAATTTCCGCAGGGCATTTGCTGACGCGGGCTTCTATCTCTCCGGCTGCTGCATTTGGAAAAAGAACTCGCTGGTGCTGGGCCGCAGCCCATATCAATGGATTCATGAGCCTGTCCTCTTCGGCTGGAAGAAGTCCGGCAAACATGAATGGTACGCAGGCCGTAAAGAAACCACCGTCTGGGAATATGACAAACCCAAGAAGAACGGCGATCACCCGACTATGAAGCCTATTGCGCTGCTGGCCTATCCGATCATGAATTCCAGCATGAGCAATACGCTGGTGCTTGATCCCTTCGGCGGCTCCGGTTCCACGCTTATCGCCTGTGAGCAATCGGATCGCTCCTGTTACACCATAGAGCTGGATGAGAAATTCTGCGATGTGATCGTAAAGCGTTACATCGAACAGGTCGGTTCCGCTGACGGCGTAGCACTGCAGCGTGATGGCCTGACGTACGCCTATGAGGATGTGTCAGTAATCGACGAATAACCACAAAATCCTCCGGCCAGATTTGGTACATATATTTTCCCGAAAATGCTTGCTATTACAGGCGTTCAGAGTGATATATGTACCTACCAAAAAAACACAAAGGAGGATTTCCCATGAAAGCAACCTACAACGTAACCGGAGACGAGCGCAAGGCTCTGGTCGGGATCATTTCCGAGGTCATCGGAACAAAGCCCGTGTATATGCGCATGCCAACCTGCGCTTATGTCATTGAGGGCATCACCGTCGAAAAAGACGGCACGATGGTCTGGGACGAGCGCACCGAAGAGGCAACCATTGAGGCGGTGAAAGCCGCACTCCAAGACGCAGGCTACACCGCTGCAGAGGACACGATGCCGGAAGCCGCTTCTGATGAATACGGACTGGTGGTGCAGATGCCGAAGGCCAGCTTCACAGAAGGCTCCCTCGATAACCTGCATAAGCTCGTCGAGGCCAAAGGCAGCCTGATCAAAAAAGCTCTGGGTGTGACAGACCTTCCGATCACCGAGGAAGACGACAAGATTTCCTTCCCTTGGTTTACCTCCGAGCTGGACGCGGATGAGGTCAGGTCCTACACCCACTTCATTGCTGCTCTCTGCGAGATGGCAAGGAACGCCAAGCGTGTGACCGCCAAGGAAAAGGAAACTGACAACGACAAGTACGCCTTCCGGTGCTTCCTGCTCCGCCTCGGTTTTATCGGCGCGGACTACAAAACAGAGCGCAAAATCCTGCTCCGCAACCTCTCCGGTAGCTCCGCCTTCCGTAACGGCGCACCGGCAAAGGAGGTGGAAGTATGCGAGTGATTTCCAAAGAACGCCTACAGGCGCTGCGTGAGCGTTTTAAGCCCGGTACCCGCGTCGAACTTTTGAGAATGGATGACGTGCAGGCTCCTCCCATCAGGACCAAGGGCACCGTCATCGGCGTGGACGATATTGGCTCCATCATGGTGAATTGGGATAACGGTTCCGGCCTTTCCGTTGCCTACGGTGAAGATGAATGCAAGGTGGTGTCGGATCATGACTGAGAAGATAAAGGAACAAATCCTCGCAATCCGCGACACAGGTCTTACGAACATGTTTGATGTGAGTGCGGTCCAGCGCCTTGCCTACGAGCGAGACTTTTACGAGCTGGTCGTTTACCTCGAAGAAAACCGCAAGGAATATGTGCAGTTCATCCTGACGGGAAAGGCATAAATCACACAGTTTTTTGCTCGAATATTTGTGTAGATTATGCCCCGGAATATCGCAGAAATAGCTTGCTATTATGTGCCTTCAGAGTGATATATGTACATACCAAAACGAACGGAGGTAAACACCATGAACGCAAACAACACCTACTTTGAAAACCTGAAGCGCCTCGGCCATGAATACGAGGAGCGCCGCGCAGCCCACGAAGGCCGCAAGCAGCACATCATCGACACCTACGGCTGGGACAGCGAGGAACTGAAAAACTGGTACGCTGAGAAGGAAGCGATGAAATTCCCCTTCGAGCAGGGAACCTGCAAAGCCTACCGCGCTTGGGCGCAGAGCATCAGCCGCAAGGAAGACGAGCTTGAGATGGACGATTTCCTTTGGGATCGCGAGGTTAAGGACTTCATCGACACCCTCCGCTGCGCCGGGATCAAGAGCTTCGTTTACACCAACCAGAGTACGGCGGTGATGGAAAACCTTCACGCCTTTGCCAAAGAAGGCTGCACGATGACAGGCCTTTGCACCATAACAAGACAGGAAACCCGCTGGGGAGATGAGGAGCCCACCGAGATTCAGGGCATCCGCTTCCAGCTGAACTAAGGAGGTGCCGGATATGTGGAGCGAAGGAACCATCGGCATCCCGGATGCAAACATCAAGGATAAATACACGGTCTGCCACTATTGGGTGAAGCACTACGAGGAACCCAGCGAGACCTACGGAATCAACGGTGGCAAGATCAGCAAGCTGATGATCAAGGTGGCCGGTCAGATCGTGTGCAATTACGACAGAGGCTGGGACGTTGAACCCACCTGCAAGGAAGCAGAGATGGCGCTTTGCATCCTGCTGAACAACTACAACTAAACACCGGCATTTGAATGTGCCCTTGGGACCGAGCCGGATGGCTCTGTTCCTCGTTACGGAAGAAGTCGCTGATGGCGGCTTATTTTTATGCTTTTTGGAAGGAGGTGACCTGCTATCCGTAAGCTGAAAAAATATAAACCGACGCAGTTTGCCGCTAAGGATTCCTACTACGATCAGGAAGCTGCGGATTATGCGGTCGGCTTCATTGAATGCCTTTGCCATACAAAAGGCACATGGGCCGGAAAGCCATTCGAGCTGATTGACTGGCAGGAGCAGATTATCCGGGATATTTTCGGAACGCTCAAGCCCAATGGCTACCGACAATTCAACACCGCCTACATTGAGATACCTAAGAAAATGGGCAAATCAGAACTGGCCGCTGCAGTGGCCTTGCTTCTTACCTGTGGCGACGGTGAGGAACGTGCGGAGGTCTACGGCTGCGCTGCGGACCGTCAGCAGGCGTCTATCGTTTTCGAGGTGGCCGCTGATATGGTCCGAATGTGTCCGGCGCTCAACCGTCGTGTAAAAATTCTGACGGCGACCAAGCGAATTGTATACGCTCCGACCAACAGCTTCTATCAGGTGCTTTCCGCAGAAGCATACTCGAAACATGGCTTCAATATACACGGCGTGGTCTTTGATGAGCTGCACACCCAGCCCAACCGAAAGCTCTTTGATGTTATGACCAAGGGCTCCGGCGACGCACGAATGCAGCCGCTGTATTTTTTGATCACCACTGCCGGTACGGATACGAAATCCATCTGCTATGAAACGCACCAAAAGGCACAGGATATTCTGGCCGGACGCAAGATCGATCCGACCTTCTATCCTGTGATATACGGCGCGGATGAAAATGACGACTGGACAGACCCGAAGGTGTGGAAAAAAGCAAACCCCTCTCTCGGCATTACGGTCGGCATCGACAAAGTAAAGGCCGCCTGTGAATCGGCAAAGCAGAATCCCGCCGAGGAGAATTCCTTCCGGCAGCTCAGGCTCAATCAATGGGTAAAGCAGGCTGTCAGGTGGATGCCGATGGACAAGTGGGATAAATGCTCCTTTGCCGTAAACGAAGATGATCTGGAGGGCCGCGTTTGTTATGGCGGTCTGGACCTGTCCTCCACTACAGACATCACAGCCTTTGTGCTGGTATTCCCACCGGAGGATGAAACGGATAAATATGTGATCCTGCCGTACTTCTGGATACCGGAGGAACAGCTCGACCTGCGTGTCAGGCGCGATCATGTTCCATACGATGTGTGGGAGCGTCAGGGCTTTTTGCAAACCACCGAGGGCAACGTGGTCCACTACGGCTACATTGAGAAATTCATCGAACGTCTGGGTGAACGCTTCAACATCCGTGAGATTGCCTTTGACCGCTGGGGAGCTGTCCAGATGGTACAAAACCTCGAAGGCATGGGCTTTACGGTCGTTCCCTTCGGACAGGGCTTTAAGGATATGAGTCCGCCGACAAAAGAGCTCATGAAGCTGGTGCTGGAGGAACGCATCGCTCACGGCGGTCATCCGGTGCTCCACTGGATGATGGATAACATTTATATCCGTACCGATCCGGCAGGCAACATCAAGCCGGACAAGGAAAAATCGACTGAGAAAATTGACGGTGCCGTGGCGACAGTAATGGCGCTGGATCGCGCGATCCGCTGCGGCAATGATACGTCCGAGAGTGTCTACGATACTCGCGGACTTTTGTTTATCTGAAAGGATGGTGATCAACTATGGGAATATTCAGTGGACTCTTTCGCTCAAGGGATAAGCCCACCGACAGAACAGCTGGTTCGAGCTATGCCTTTTATATGGGCGGCAGTTCTTCCGGCAAGGTCGTAACGGAACGCTCTGCCATGCAGATGACGGCGGTCTATGCCTGTGTGCGTATTCTGTCCGAAGCTATCGCTGGCCTCCCGCTGCAGGTCTACCAATATAAGGACGACGGCGGCAAGGAAAAAGCGATGCAGCACCCACTTTATCACCTGCTCCACGATGAGCCGAATCCGGAGATGAGCTCTTTTGTCTTCAGGGAAACTCTCATGACACACCTGCTTTTATGGGGAAATGCCTATGCGCAGGTCATCCGCAACGGCAAGGATGAGGTCGTGGCATTGTATCCGCTGATGCCAAACAAGATGCAGGTCAACCGTGATAACAACGGTCATCTGTATTACCAATACAGCCACTCTAATGACGAAGCTCCTACCGCTAAAGGGAATACTGTGATCCTGCAGCCATCGGATGTATTGCACATTCCGGGCCTTGGCTTTGACGGGCTGGTCGGCTACTCACCGATTGCGATGGCCAAGAACGCTATCGGCCTTGCAATTGCCACCGAGGAATACGGCTCTAAGTTCTTTGCCAACGGCGCTGCTCCTTCCGGCGTGCTGGAACATCCCGGCACGATCAAGGACCCGACGAAGGTCAGAGACGCATGGATGAGTCAGTTTGGAGGCAGCTCCAATTCCGGTAAGGTGGCCGTTTTGGAAGAAGGCATGAAATACACGCCTATTTCCATCTCTCCTGAGCAGGCGCAGTTCCTTGAGACCAGAAAGTTTCAGATCAATGAAATCGCTCGAATTTTCAGAGTCCCGCCACACATGGTCGGTGACCTTGAGAAATCGAGCTTTTCTAATATTGAGCAGCAGTCGCTGGAATTCGTGAAATACACGCTGGACCCGTGGGTGGTGCGCTGGGAGCAATCCATACAGCGAACGTTACTCTCTCCGGAAGAAAAGAAACGCTACTTCGTGAAATTCAATCTGGAGGGCCTGCTTCGCGGCGATTACCAGAGTCGTATGAACGGATATGCCACAGCGAGGCAGAACGGCTGGATGAGTGCAAACGACATCCGTGAGCTTGAAAATCTCGACCGTATCCCTGCCGAGGAAGGCGGCGATCTGTATCTCATTAACGGCAATATGCTCCCGCTGGGTGATGCGGGTGCTTTTGCAAATACAAGTAACGATGACGGAAAGGAGGACAACACCGATGAAGAACAAGAAGTTCTGGGTGTGGAAGAACGCGGCGGACGAAAGCCCGGACGCAGAACGAGTCCTTGAGCTTAACGGCACCATTGCCGAGGAAAGCTGGTTTGACGACGACATCACACCGGCAATGTTCAAGGATGAGCTTTTTGCAGGCTCCGGGCCGATCACCATCTGGATCAACTCTCCGGGTGGCGATTGCATTGCGGCCAGCCAGATTTATTCCATGCTCATGGATTACAGAGGCGACGTTACCGTCAAGATCGATGGCATTGCGGCATCTGCTGCTTCCGTCATCGCTATGGCCGGTACCAAGGTGCTCATGGCCCCCACAGCGCTGATGATGATCCACAATCCTGCAACAGCGGCGTTTGGAGACCATGAAGATATGCAGAAGGCCATCGAGATGCTCAGCGAAGTCAAGGAGAGCATCATCAACGCCTATGAAATCAAAACCGGCCTCTCCCGCGCCAAGCTATCGCATCTCATGGATGCAGAAACATGGATGAACGCGCACAAGGCTATGGAGCTCGGCTTCTCGGACGGCGTACTGGAGGACGAGAAGAAAACCGCAGCGCCGATGGAAAGCTACGCGTTTTCCAGTAAGGCTGTGGCTGCCGCGCTTATGAACAAGCTCGTGGCAAAGGCAAAGCCTGAATCCAAGCCGGAGCCTGAACCCGAAACCCCTGCCGGACGCTCGGTTGACGAGCTTAAGGCACATCTTGAAACCATCAAAAAATACATGTGAAATGGAGGATTTCAATCATGACTGTTAATGAACTTCGCACCAAGCGTGCAACCCTGTGGAATACGATGGAGGGCTTCCTCGATACCCACAGAACGGACAAGGGCGTGCTTTCCGCTGAGGATGACGCCACCTACAACAACATGGAAAAGGAGCTCGATGCTCTGACTACCGAGATCAAGCGCATGGAGCGCAGGGACGCTATCGAGGCTGAGCTTAATAAGCCTGTTGGCAGCCCGCTTACTGGCAAGCCGGAAAAGCCCGAAGATGAAAAGGTCGGTCGTGCCTCTAATGCCTACAGAGAGGATTTCGGCAGGCACCTTCGCGGCAAGACGCTCCTGCACAACGTGCTCTCTGAGGGTACGGACGCTGATGGCGGTTATCTCGTTCCGGAGGAATTCGAGCGCCAGATCGTGACAACTCTTGATGAGGCTAACGTAATCCGTTCCCTCGCCAAGGTCATCACTACCGGCAGTGAACGCAAGATTCCTGTCGCTGCTACGCACTCTGTTGCTCAGTGGACAGCCGAAAATGCTGCTTACACTGAAAGCAATCCTACCTTCGGTCAGAAGCAGATCGATGCTTATAAACTCACGGACCTCATCCGAGTGAGTCAGGAGCTCCTGCAGGATTCTGCTTTCGATTTGGAGAGCTACATCGCGGACGAGTTTGCACGTGCCTTCGGTATTGCCGAGGAGCAGGCATTCTGCGTCGGCACTGGCACTAACCAGCCTACCGGTATTTTCACCGCCAATGGTGGTACGGTCGGCGTTACCGCTGCTGCGACTACGGCAATTACTGCGGATGAGCTTATCAGCCTTGTCTATGCACTGAAGTCTCCGTACCGCAGAAACGCCAAGTTCCTTATGAACGACTCGACGGTCGCTGCCATCAGAAAGCTCAAGGACCTTAACGGTGCCTATATGTGGCAGCCTTCTGTGCAGGCCGGTCAGCCGGACAGACTCCTCGGCTATGAGATCTATACCTCTCCATATGTACCGACTATCGCAGCCGGTGCCCTCGCCATTGCCTTCGGTGATTTCCAGAACTACTGGATCGCAGACCGCGCTGGCAGAACGGTCCAGAGGCTCAATGAGCTCTATGCTACCAACGGTCAAGTCGGCTACGTTGCCACGGAGCGCGTCGACGGTAAGGTAATCCTTGCAGAAGGCATCCAGCTTCTGAAGATGAAGGCATCCTGATGAAGGGAGGCGGCAGTAATGGACACTCTGCTTGAAAAGGTTAAAGCAAATCTGATACTGGAGCATTCCGAGGATGATGCGCTGCTGGAGATGTACATCACTGCCGCCAAAGCCTATGCGGAAAGCTATCAGCACATTGAAGAAGGCTACTACTCAGAGCACGATATGCCCGCCACCACCGAGCAAGCTGTGATTATGCTCGTGAGCCATCTCTATGAATCAAGGGATGGCTCCACGGGCGGCTTCTTTGCCGATAACGTGCAGGCAAGCCAGCAGGTATGGAATACGGTCAATCTGCTTCTTAGGCTGGACCGGGATTGGAAGGTGTGAGTATGAGCTTTGGAAAAATGAATTCTTTTATACAGCTTAAAATTGAGGACGAGGTTGAAGACGAGGATGGCTACTCAACGATTGAAGAAGTAACGG